CATCTTCCTCAAGATCTTAGGAAGGACTTCTTTCAATTCCTGTCGTAGAACTACGATACCAAGCGCCGTCGCCCGCTTCACATCATCCGTGGTGTGGAGTTCGCGGCGCATTCTATTCCGAGCCGAGGCAAAAGCATACCGAATGGCAACCGAAAGTTTAGCTGAATAAGAATCCGCTACTTTATGAAGTGGTCCCTCGGAGGCAGCTAAGGTCCGAGGCTTCGCCAACCTAGTCGCCAAGACCAGCAGACGAGCAGCTCGAACCGGCTCCAGATTCACTTCTTCAACCCCACAATCCGTCCAACCATCTCCTCATCACCCGCTTCGATCGCTGCACTCAGTAATCCCACCAGCTCCACATCTTCTGCGGCTTCGGCGACAGCAAACGTTCCTTTCTCATTCCGTCCAGTCACCCTAAGATCCACAATCTCACCAAGACTCGAAGAGAATCGAACCGAGCCGATTGCCGCACTCATCCCCTCAAGCTTCGTCAATCCCACATACTTGACTCCAAGACCAGTCTTGAGATAAGCCACAGTTGCGTGTGGAGTGTAGACTGGATGTGTCGTGGTATTCTCTAGGCTACTCTCGAGGCGCTGGTTGAGATCCTTGAGATCTTGGCTAAAGACTTCTACATATAGGACGTCATACTCAGGCCCAGCAAAGATATTGGTCTTCCCCAGAGTAATCCGAATCGGTCCCACATACGTGGCCAAAACCTTGCGCACGTCTGCAGCGTCGTTAGTATGCAGCCCATACTTCGCAGTGATGTGCGCGTCTTCCTCGAGTCCACCTTCCTCAACGCAAAGATCAAAGGCTGGGATGCTCTTACCCAAATCTAAGAGTTCTTGAGCTAAGACCGGTGGCAATTGAATCTGAGTAGAGCTGAACTTTCTACTTTCAGCAGCTTTGAATTCAGCTTCAGGCGGAGCCGTCATCTCCATGATCTTCTGATCTTGCTTCGCCTTCTCCATCTTTCGATCCGCAATCTCTTGGCGTTGCTCGTCGGTCAACGGGGGAAGATCAGACCAATGGCCCCGAATCTCAGCATCCGTATAGACAGTCTCTCCATTTTGAGAATTCACAGTAGCCCAACCTTGAGCCCCGGTAACCTTCTCCTGCTCGGTCATGACCTGGATATGCGGCCACTTAATCGTATAACCAGTCTCTTTCTTTGGAGTCGGGAGATACCCATACTGAATCAACCGGTCAACCAGAGGCTTGATAATATAGGGTGCCGCGTGTTGAGTCTGTCTTCCTATAATTTGATCTCTAAAGTTCTCCCTGTCTTGACTCGAAGCTAGTTCTCCCATCTCCGACCCAGTCAAGATTCTCTTCGGGATTCTCTTCGCTCCAGCAATCTGCGTGATAATTGCTTCGGCTGGAGGAGCAAAGTTCGCGACATCAGATCCCAGAGTTTCGACCTTGACGCCTCGAGTCCTCAACCATCTCGTAAGTTGGTGTTTATAGGCATCCGCTTGCTCCTTGAGAGCTTCTACAGTTGCCTTGGTAGACTCGAGGGTCATATCTTTGTCGATATCAAGATGAAGACCCTGATTCGCCCGCAGATAAAAAGCTTCAGCCCCACCACCCGTGACCTTATTCAAGTCCATCAACAGATTCCACACACGCTCGAGAGCTGGCTGTCCAAACACCTCGTTATCAAGCAAATTCTCAGCGATGTGGATGATCCGAGTCCAGTGAACTGGCCTACCCCAATCCGAGGACGCTACATCTGTACGCTTGATAGTATAGTTGAGGGGAAGCCCAAATCGAGGATCTTTCGAATTAGTTACATACTCATAAACCGTCGCATCCGCCCCTGCTGCCACGGTCTGCGCGTTGTTGCCTCCGGGTCCACCGCCACCCAGAAAAGGCATCAAATAGAGCAAGCCTCTCTTCGAAGCTCGAGGTAGTTCTGTATTCCAATCTCCCTCAGCTCCAATCAGAAGTACCGCATACGTAGACAATCGGGAGAGCTTATCAACTCGCAGGAACTTCGCAAAGATCTGATGCTTCTTCTCGAGGGCCTTCCATGCTAGCTCGAATTCGGTGTCGTTCTCCGGATCCTCATCCTCAATCAGCTCGAACGGCGTCTCTCCTCGCCACGTCGCCTCTGGCATGACGTCAACGATGCTACCAGCAATACCACCGCGCTCATACGCTACGCGATACTGGTAAGTCGAGATAACATCGTCATACCCAAAGACGGAGTAGGTATCTCGAGCTCCTGCGTGAGACAATCCATGCTGACGTGCCCACGTCGTCCGAGCAAGCGTGACGTTACCCTCGAGATTGCGAATCTCGGCGATCGTCGCCTGCAGCTCGGCAAGCGTGGCGACGGGAACGTCAGTGCCGGGGATGAGAGGTTCTTCAGCCATTATTCAAACGCTTGTGGACCTGTTGGAGCATCAGGACTTGATGTTGCTCGCAAATGCTTCGCCACTTGCCTTTCCACTTGCTTAGCATTCAACCAGAGAGTCTCACCACTAGTGCGAGAATCGTCCATCTTCTCTACTGTCTCAACTTTCACATTACAAAAGTCGGGACTAGACGTGATCTCTCGAACCACTCCACGAACAATCACTTCATCACCAACTTGAAGCACTTGACCAAATTTATCGTGCGGCATATGAATTCCTCTAAGCACTCACCCACGCCAGCCATCCAGCCGGATACAGAACTCGAAATTCTCGCTTCCGACTCTTGAGCAACAGATTCACGAAAGAACCATCATACGCGTAGACGATTCCATACAGGAATCCGTCGTATCGCCGAACAAACCTGACCTTGTCTTTCAAGTTGAGCATCTGACCATGCTCGTCACGGGGTTCGTCATACTCGCTCATTTCACGACTCCCATCAGCACCGGCGCGGTCGGTCGAGGCAAGCTATCGACCGCGCTTAATGTTAAAGGGTTTGAGAGCGGCGACTCCTGCGCGATGCCTGTATTCGAGTTGTTCCAAACCGTCACGTGAAGAATGTATGTTCCACGCGCAAACCGCATCTCCTTCGGCCCGATGTAGAGCGCCCGACCTGCGGCGTTTGGAGCGCCGCTCTGAGTCAGCGGACGAAGATCCGATGCTACGCCGTTCGTATACACCGTAAAGGCTTCCGGCATGTCGGCGACCAAGGCACAAAACTGTACCTCGTAGGTCGTGCCGGTCACGACGATCGCACTGCTCGGTGGCAGAACGTCACATGGGTGCTGAGTTTGTCCTACGCTCAGTAGCAAGAAAAGCATACTACTATACATTAGGTCTCCTCAACTGTGGATCTGTCTTACGTCGTCCACCTAGAATGCTATGATTCATGTAATGAGTTACAAGAACCGTCATCCGATGTCGTCGGACAAACCCGAAAGACGCATCAACCAAGATCACGAACAACGCCAACAAAGGGTGACCAGTCAAAATACACACAGCACAAATAAGAAGACACCCTTGATGCCGCAAATTATCCCACGTCATAAAACGGACTGGCCCATTCAACCGCTCGCGACGCACATACAACACGTCGGTCAAAGCTAACAAAACCAACAGCCCCTTAAGGACAATGGCGACAACAGCAACAAGCGCTCCGAGGTCCGTGAGCAGAGGATTCAACATGATGGAGGAGTAGACGGCGGCAGTAATGTCTTACGCGGCTTCGTCTCGCCATACGCCTCCATCTCGAGGACATGTGCGCGTCCTGCCACCAAGTGAAGACGATGAGCCACAGTATCAACGCAATCCTCAGTGCACTGCAGGTCTTCGATCATCTCACGCCACCAGCGCAAGATACGATACGCAACGCGCCGAGGAAACGGAGTCTTCATCGCTCCTCTTTCAGTTTCCGACGTATCTCCTCTCCAGCCAAAGCTTGGCGTTCCGCTAATTCTGTTGCGCGTTCCGCCAATGTCGAGAGTTGTATACATCGTTCCTTAAGCTCCAGGTATGCCCAACGGGGTACGATCCACCCCTTGAGAAAGGCAAGGATAATAAGTAGCGCAAGGGCAATTGTTCCACCTTTGTCTACAATCGCCCATATATTTACGTTCGACAAGTCGACATTCAACGCGCCCCCTTGCCGACATGAAACCTAGTAGATGTCTCCCGTCACCATCTAGGCGCAATGTCGTTAGCCTCCAACTTTGTCGTCTTTGCCAGGGTTTGGCGTCCCCTCAAGAAACGGAATGTGATTTGCCTTCACACTTGCCGGTGGTGCGGCACCAGCAGCAATAACTTCGTGAGCCTCCGTTCGCGTTGCCCCTCCAGGCATCGCGAGAGCGGTATTCACAAGACGCTCGTCGCGATAGCGCTTCCACACGGCCCACAGCAGGGTCAGCACGCCGGTTACCGCTGCGGTAACATACACAGCACTCTCTTCCTGCGTCCAGATGCCCTTCGAAACAAGGTAGCCCGCGCCAAAGGTCAGCACCCAGCGGATGATGGCTCCGAGGGCTGATTGCAAGAGTGGGTTCATGAAGTCACCCATTACTCACCAACCTTCGGTTCTACCTTACACTCTTCGTGAGCAACGCTCGAGTCTGTCACTCGATAGTAACGACGAAATAATACATCAAGCCAAGTGATGGGCTTATGACAATAGATGCAGATTCCAGGTGGTAGGAAGCTCATTACCAGGTCGCCTCACTAGTCATATCCGCCTCTTGATACTCGAAGATCTCTGCCCGCAATCTCTCAACCGCATATCGCAGCGAGTCGATCACGTGGTTCTTCTTATCCTCGAGAACTGGAGGTGTGATGAGTTCTTCAGTTTTTGGATCTACCTTATATCCGTAGCTACTCAACTCGTCGA